TGTTATCTTAAGGTTCTGGAAGTAGTCGATACCAATCATGGTATCTGTTGGAACGGCTGGGTCTAGCAAATCAACAACAAGTTCATCAATTCTGATTGTGGTTTCTTGCCTTGTGGCAACGTATTCTTTAGCGATGTTGGAGACGATGGTATCTGTCTCAGCTACAAGGTCAGTCTGTGTAATTGAGTGAGGGAAATACTTGTCAATCGAGGTCTGATTTGTTGCAGTCTGGACTGTGCCACCAACGCGCCCAAAGTTCGCTTGGTTAATAATAAGTTTATCGTCAAAACTGTACTTGAGATTGCGATATGGAATTCCAGTAGTTTGATTGAACTCGGTTGGGATAGCCGAAAGGCTTGCTAGAACTTCTGTACGGTTCTTAAAAATGGCTGTGCCTTGACCGTCCATATAAAAAGCGCCTGTTTCAGAAAATTCTGCATTCTTGAGAGCAGCAAGACTTGTGCGTGAAGTTGCGGGATCAGCAATGCAGGTATTAAGCCCTGTAGCGATTGTGCGCATATTGGTAGGAAATGAGACTTGGTCGAGAATCTTGCCTATGCGTGTGCCTGTGTCTTGTCCTGCTGTTGCGTTTGTAACGGTTGTAATGTTAGCCATATTGAACAATCTAAAGGCATCTTGACAAACAAGATCTACATAACCCGTTTCTTGACCTACAGGATACGAATACCTGTAGTCCGTAACATATCCGCTAAATAAGAATTTCTGAGTTGTTGATGTGGTAGCCGATACGCGCAACTTACGCAAAGGCACAAGATAACCGTAATAAGGACTAGCTGTGTTTTGAGGCGAAAAGTAAGATAGAGGATCAAGAACGCGCACAGTACATTGACCTGCTTCATATTGGTCGCGCTGAATACTGCGACCTCTAACAATGCTGATTTGATATACATCTGGAGTTAAATCAACAACTGGCTCAGAAGGTTGATCTGCCGCTAGTGTTCCAGTTCCAAGGACGCCAAGTTTGGAATCGCCAAGGGTGAAAGTACCTGCGAAAGTCGCCCCACCTGAGAAGTCAAACGAGACAGCAATCTGCGCTGGAAGTGCCATTAGCTAAACATACCTGCAATTCGACCAATTTGAGATGGTGAACCTGAAAGGCTATTAGAACGCAATCCTGTTGTAATTGCATCGACTAACTCTTGTTCTGTAACCACAGAACCAGATACATAAACCTTAACGTCCATGCCAGTAGCAGAAGCGGTTGATACAAAGCCAGCAGTAGATTGCATTCCTGCTAATCCATTAAGAACGTCATTAGGAGACTGGTTTGTTGTAGAGCCTGAGTAATCGCCATAACCTGCAATAACCCCAATAGCAGCCAAGGCTGGATCCATGCCACCTGCGTAGGTGCTTGCTTTGGAAAGGTCTGGGATATTCAAAGAATTTAACTTCTTCTGAAAATCCATAATCCATTGGTCTAAGAAAGCAAAAGGGTTAGCAATCTTTGTATTACCAATGCTTTGAAAGTATTGGTAAAGCTTGCCTGTAGAATCCTGAGCCATAAGAATCTGCTTTGTGAGCTGTGTGGCAAGAACATCGTTATCGTTAAGAAGGGCTAATTGAGCCTCAGCTCGCAATTTATCATCTTCTGACAACTTACCCTTGAGGGCAGCAATGAGGTTAATCTGTTCTTTATCAAAGACTGTGCCAGCCTTTTTGAGAGCTGCTTGCTTCTTGAGTTCTGCCGTGTTCTTCTCAGTCGCCTTAGCCATGTCTCTGGCTCGTTTGGCTGCTGCCAATTCTGCTTTCTTTTCAGCAGCAATTTGATCAGGGGTTTTAATCCCTTCCCACGCCTTCATATTAGTGCGGCGTAATTTCTTATTGGAAGCATCAACCTGTGCTGCTTGAATGTCGCGAGCTAGTTGATCTCTGTTAATAACAAGACCCAAAATGCCCATACCGTTTGCAGCCTTAGCAATGGCTTGAACTTCCAACACGCCTTCTGTGAACTGGTCAATCCAACCTGCTGTCTTTTCAGCCAAGGTGTCAATCTGGCCAATCAAGTCGGTTATTGTCGCTGAGCCACTAAGACTCATAAGAGAGTCAATTAAAGCTCCACCAATGGTCTCAGAGGCTTCTCCTGCCGCTACGCCAAGAGCTTGCATCTTTCCAGCGTAAGTATTCAAGTATGCCGCGTTAGCGCCAGCGTATTGTTCATTGAGTTTCTTCTGAAGATCGGTGAACTTGATTGTCTTCAGTTCCGTTGCTGATAAACCTAAGTTGTACTTTGTAAGGGCTTTAGTTTTGCCAATATAGGCATTTGCCAAATCCTGAGAAACTTGAGTAAGTTCGATGCCACTTCCAGCAGATACGTCAATCGCTTGTGCCAATATCTCTTGACTCTTTGTAACTGATCCTGTCGTGGTTAATAGGGCTTGGAACGCTGGACGGAGTTCTCCGTCTGTGACCCCAGAAGCCTTAGAAAGTTTGTCTATGTAAGAACTGATTGCAGGGTTAGATAGTTCTAAGCCAAGGTTCTTAACAGCAATGCTTAAACGGTTGGCTTCTTTCTGGTCTTGAATAAAAGCCTTAGAAGCTGCTACGCCAAAATTGAGAACTTTCTTAACGCTGAAAGCAACACCAAAAGTAATAGCCAAGCTCTTAATGCGCTTGTTAAGTTTTGCAGCAGCAGATTCAGTAACCTTAAACCCACGGGTATCGGCTTTAGACGCAAGTAAAATTTCTTCTCTGAATGTCATTATGCAACCGCCTTTAATGCGCCCTTAGACTGTACAGCTTCAAACTTGTTAATCGCTGTGTCGATTGCCTTTAATGCAGCGCCTTCTGCCTTGCCTTGGCTATTAGCCCAAGCTCGATAAATCAAACGTCCTCGACCTTTTAGGCTTGAAGTAAGAGGTGGTAGGTTCTTAATGAACTGAGCGCCAGCGCCTCGGTTTGTGGACTTGCTGACCTTATTGCTCTTGCTGCCCGTTTTAGCGCCAACCCAAGGCTGACCTTGATCTCCGTTACGACCTGCGCTTTCGTAGATTGCACCAACTCGGCTTCTGTTTTGAATACTAGCCATGGAAGTAAATCCATTTTCGTTGATTGCGCTAGGTGTTGTTTTGTAAGTAATGCCTTTAATAATTGTGGCGGCATTGTAAGTAGGAAACTTGCCTTCACTAAAAGAGCGCCCAGCCCAGCCGCTCATAGGAGAATCCTGTGGCACAAATCCTCTTGCTTGCTTAACAACTGGACGCAAGGCAGCAGCAAGTTCTTTCTTCAATTCTTTTTCAAGGTCTGGAGTAAAGCGACGCAATGCTCGGCGAAAGTCAGCGTTACCGCGTATTTCTATTTTTACTGCCATTACGTCTTTCCTTCCCTAAGTCTGTCAATACTTCTATGTGAGCCTTAAATGCCATGGGCGGTAAATCTATAATGGACTGGAAGGGAACTCCGTATTCATAACTCAAGCGAGTTGCTAGGTATGTTACGGAGTTCCGATCCATTATTCCAAAGGGTCAGATTCTAGAACCTCAACAGACTTAAGAGTTTCTAAAAACTTTTCCCCAAAAGGTACAACTGTTTCTCCAGAGCGTTTGATACATTCCCAAACAAGGTAATACACGTCGCTCTGTTTCTGGTCTTCCATAAGTGCTTTATGAAATCCCTTGTTGCGGCTTAATTCAAAGGCATACTCAATTACAGGAGTTATTTCAAACTCTTGTACCTGACCATCAGCCCTTGTTACTTTTAATTTTGCCATTTGTAGCCCCTTTAATTAGATGTTAGAAAGTACCAGTTTCAGTCTTTGTGACTGCACCTGATACGTTAAATGTAACAGACTGTGTGCTGAGATCGCCTACAGCTCCGTTAATTGGAGTAATGTTGTTAATCAACACTAGACCTGTAAAGAATGGGTTTGCAGCTGAACCAACAGCAGACTTGTCGTTAGCAACCTTGAAGTAAGCGTTTGTCCCCAAAAGTGTGTTAAGTGTCTGAAGCACTGCTGATGCAGCGTTGTCGTTGATAAATTCGATGGTCAGATTTGAGGTTTCTAATCCAGCAATCTGACGCACCCCAGTGTCTCCCATTGCAGTCACGTCAATTTCATTAAATGCACGATTGAGAGTAAAACCAGTGCAATACGCACTCAAGTCGATGTTTGCTGGGTCTGCTGAGCCGAGCTTAACGCCGACCTTGTTGTTGATGAATTGTGCCATTTTATTCTTCTTCCTTCTTTGTCGGTGTAGCTGGCTTTGTTACTTCTGGCTTAACTTGACCAATACG